AGGAACCGGGCAGGCGCAATTGCGACGTAGGTCCCGGACGGTGCCCTTACTGTTAAGGGTGCGCCCCACAGGCGCGCAGGGGTTTGGGAGGGATTGAAAGAACTCCCCCTTGACAAACCGTGCGCCCCACAGGCGCGCGGGGGTTTGGAAGGCTGGGCGGTGCATTGGCGCGGCTACTGCGTGCGCCCCACAGGCGCGCGGGGGTTTGGAGGCTGAACGGCTCGTCAAAAGCCTGGAGGACGTGCGCCCCACAGACGCGCGGGGGTTTGGGTTTGGTTTGGAGGCTATAGCTGGTGACTGATCTCCACTGGCATAATGAGCGCCGGCGTCTTGGCGACCTGACGCCACAGCCGGACAATCCGCGGCAGATCAAGCGCGATGAGGCTGAGCGGCTCGTCGAGAGCCTGGAGGACTATGACCAGGTGGAGACGCTGGCTGTCAACCCCGACGGCGCTGTACTGAATGGCCATCAACGCTTGGCTGTCTGGCAGCAGAAGTACGGGCCGGACTACGAGGTGGATGTGCGGGTGGCGTCACGACCACTGACGCACAAGGAGTGGGCACGGCTGACCGTGCTCCTTCACCGAGGGACGACGGGCGACTGGGACTGGGACGGTCTGGCAAACTGGGAAGACGTTGACGCTGCCGACCTGGTTGGCTGGGGCTTTGATGCGGGCGAGTTGGGTCTAGGGGAACAGCTTGAAGAACAATACGAGCCCCTTGGGCCTAAGACAATGTTCCGCGTGCTTATCTCGGTTCCGATAGACGATGCGATGGAGATCCGCGCGCTCTGCGCGACAGTCGAGCTAATGCCTGGAGCCGAGGTTGTCTATGGGAGCAACTAAGACCGATAATTCCTTCTTGGCCGACAAGGTGGCCTTGAGGGCAGGGCATCTGCCGGATGGCCCGGTCAGGGTACTGGACTGCTTTGCTGGCGAGGGGTTGGTTTGGAGTGGCGTGAAGGGGAAGGTGGCGCGCGACATTGACATTCTCCCCATAGACAAGAAGCGCACGGGCAGATTCCAGCTGACGGGAGACAACAGGCGATATCTCAGAGAGCTAGATTTATCGCGCTTCAACGCGATAGACCTGGACTCGTATGGCGTGCCGTTTGACCAACTGGAGATTCTGTTCCTCCGACGGTATAAGGGCGTTGTGTTCGCGACATTTGTACAGACCGCGTTTGGCCGATTGCCCACGGGCTTGCTGGAAGCCGTTGGGTTTTCCCGGGCGATGATTGACGTCATCCCTACGCTGTACAGCGGCCGAGGATGGCAGTACTTCTTGGAGTGGTTGGCGTTACGCGGGGTGACTGGGATATGGAATAGAGGACAAGGAAACTTTGGGTCCCCACATTCGAGGCATTACGTGGCCTTCAGGATGGATTGACTTGCAGATTATTCTGATGTGTGGTATAATACAATATCTCACAACAGGAGGCTTGCAATGTCAGTAATGTACGAGCCGCGTGGAAGGGCGCGAGAATACGCGCCACTCGCAGTCAATCATTATCGGGGATGTTCACACGGATGCAAGTATTGCTATGTGCCGACAATCCCGCCGTATAAGTTCAACCCCAACGGGAGGCGCGAGTTCCACGCATCACCCTCGCCACGCCCAATGGTTGTTGAAAAGCTAGAGAGAGAGTGCCGCAGGATGCACGGACATGGTGAACGTGTGTTGCTTTCGTTTACAACTGATCCCTACCAGCCGATTGATACTGAGTATCGATTGACCCGGGCTGTGATAGAAACGCTGCATCGATATGGGTATGCCGTGCAGATACTTACGAAGGGCGGGACGCGCTCGCTTTGCGACTTGGACTGTTTCATGGCGGCAGATGCTTACGCGGCGACGATGACCACGTTGTCGGATGTAGAAAGCAAGAAGTGGGAACCGCTGGCTGCGTTGCCTGCAGATCGAATTGAGGCGCTGGGACAATTTCACGCCGCAGGGATTCCAACGTGGGTGAGCTTGGAGCCGGTTCTTGACCCAGGCGTGGCCCTACAAATAATCAGGGAGACACACACGTTTGTCGACCTGTTCAAGATCGGAAAGCTGAATCACCACCAGTTGGCCGAGGAGGTTGATTGGCGAGCCTTCGCGCTGGACTCAGTTGGTCTATGCGAGTCGCTTGAGCAGCCATATTACATCAAGCGCGACCTTGCCGCGTTGTTACCGCGTGGGGGATTGGGGAAGTTCCACGTGGCAGTCGCGGACATCGAGAGAGTGGCGAACGTGGCAACGCCCTGCCTGCAACCATCGCTAATCTAGGACGCCCTGACAAAACCCGGCGATCGTACATGGGGCTTGAACCGCGGCTGGCGGAATAATCCGTATTTTCACATGGGGGGAGCGTGGGCAATCACTACACAGCACAGCGTTTCATAGCAGCGATTCCAGGCACCGGGGGCATCGTCTCGGCGCTGGCGGATCGCGTCGGCTGTGACTGGCACACGGCAAAGAAGTACATCTGCGAATACTCGACTGTCGGGCAGGCTTGGGAAGCTGAGCGCAACAAGGTGACGGACAAGGCACGGCACAATATCGTCAAGGGGATTCAGAGCGGCGACCGACAGCTCAGTAAGTGGTGGTTACAGTCGATGGACGACGACTTCATACCAAAGCAAAAGACAGAGATCACAGGCAAGGATGGCGGGGCTGTGGAGCTAAAATGGCCTGACGGCAGCAAGGTGGGGCCGCTCTAATGGACGTCAAGCTTCCTAGTCTGCATGCAGGGCAAAAGGAGGTGTGGGGCGCTCGCGCCAGATTCCGCGTTCTGGCTTGCGGGCGTCGCTGACTGGCTGGGGCAAGACGCGGCTGGGGGCCGCGCTCTGCATCGCCACCGCACTCCGAGGCGGAACGGCCTGGTGGGTAGCACCGAGCTACAAGACGGCTGCCGCTGGCTGGCGCATCATCCGCTGGCTTGCGCGTCAGATTGACGGGGTTGAGATTCGTCTGGGTGACAGAATGGTAACTATGCCCGGCGGCGGCTGGGTACAGGTTCGCAGCGCCGACGATCCCGACAGCCTGCGTGGTGAAGGGCTTGACCTGGTAGTGCTCGACGAATGCGCTTTCATGCGAGAGTCCGCCTGGACGGAATCGCTAAGGCCATCATTGTCAGACCGCGAAGGCAAGGCGCTGTTTATCAGCACGCCCAAGGGCCGCAACTGGTTCTTCTACCGCTGGCAGGCAGGCAACCTTGGCGAGGACGAGTGGGCATCCTGGAACTTTCCAACAGGTGACAACCCCTACATAAACCCAGCAGAGATCGAGAAGGCTAAAGCGGGGTTGCCAGATCGCATATTCCGCCAGGAGTATCTTGCCGAATTCATAGATGATGCAGGCGGCGTCTTTCGTGGTGTAGTACAGGCTATGACCGCCACTGAGCAGACAAAGGCAATCGCAGAGCACGGCTATATCTTCGGGGTAGACTGGGGCAAGTCGGCTGACTTCACGGTCATCACGGTTGTGGACGCGAAGCTGCGGGCAGTGGTGGCAATGGACAGATTCAATCAGATCGACTACTCGCTGCAGCGGGCACGGCTTGGGGTGCTATACGAGCAGTTTCAGCCTGAGCAGATCATCGCAGAGAGCAACAGCATGGGGGAGCCGATCATCGAACAGCTACGACAGGACGGGTTGCCGGTCGTGCCATTCCTGACCACAAATGCGAGCAAGACACAGGCAATTGAGGCATTGGCATTGGCGATAGAGCGGCAGGACATCAGCCTGATTCCAGACGAGACCCTAATCGCGGAGTTGCAGGCATACGAAGCAAAGCGGTTGCCCAGCGGCCTACTACGCTACACGGCGCCAGAGGGCATGCACGATGACTGCGTGATGAGTCTGGCGCTGGCCTGGCAAGCAATAGCCAGACCACAGCCACGGTACATTGCGTTTCTGTAGAGTTCCTATGGAGGGAAACCTGAATGAGATGGAACTGCAAAACCGAGCGAGACGATGACGGCTACTATTTGCCATACGGGGCGGGGTTCTTGTGGCTGCCCAAGACTGTCACAGGCCGTGACGGGAAGAGGAGCGCTCGCTGGCTAGAGTATGCGCGATGGACACAAGACCGCCGTGTGCGCGAGCTGTTTGAAGATAGCGACAAGGGCGGCTGGGTGCCTATACCTAGGCGCTGGATTGACGATGATGACGAGTGGCAAAAGATTATTGATAGGCCAGTCACGTTCCAGAGCTACTTTGACGCCTGAACACTGAGGCGCTGTTTCTGTAGGAGGCAACATGACAAATTACAACGAGGCTCCCATTGGCAGATAAAATCACGATCCGGCAGCGGGCGGCTGCTGCCTGGCGGGTTGCATTCGGGCACGCCGACGACCTGGTAGAGGCTTATAGCTCATTCTACCGCAATGGCAAGGCAGTGCCTGCCAGCAAGGCGGCCCCCTTCGCCTGGCCGTCGTGGAGATCGGGCAAACCCGCCTGGCAAATTGCAGATATCGACGCCTACATCAAAGACGGGTTCTCCCGCAACAGCATCATCTATTCGGCTATCATGTACAAGTACCGTGCGATGATGGCGGCCCCGTTGCGGGCGTACACAGGCGAGGCGGATCACCCAGAGCCGTTGCCTGCAGATGCGCCGCTGGCGAAGTTGATAGCACGGCCAAACGAGCATCAGTCGATGATAGAGCTCCACGGGCAGAACATCGTCTACCTGAATGTGGCTGGCAACTGCTACCAGTATTTTGATCGGCCAAGTCCGGGCGCATTGCCGACGGCGATCTATTCGCTGCGGCCAGATCGCGTGCTCGTTGTGCCCGGCGGCAAGAGTGCGAAGATGAGCCTGGCAGGCTTCCTCTACGTGCCAGAGGGCAAGTCGGCATGGGGCAAAATGAGCATGGCAGAAAGGCGCGGCTCGCTAGACGACGGGCGCGCGTTGCCAATCCTGCCCGAGGACATGATGCACACCAAGCTGCCCAACCCCGGCGACCCGCTAGAGGGCATGGGCTACGGACTGTCACCGATCAGGCCAGGTGCGTATTCGGCCGACTTGGACAACGCGCTGACCGACTACCTCAACCTATTTTTCAAGCACGGCGGAGTCCCGCCCCTGGCCTTCTCGTTTGCGAGCGCTATCACAGATAAGATGATGGCGTATCTCCGAGAGCGGCTCTCAGACGAGTATGGCGGCTATGTCAACTGGATTAAGCCAATTGTCCTAGACGAGGGTGGCAAAGTCGAGCGCATCGGCTTGGCCTTCGACGAACTGGGTTCGAAGGGCCTGGACATGCGCAATGAGACGCGGATACTCGGGCCGTTTGGCGTGCCAGCCATTCTTGTTGGCGCTCAGACAGGGTTGGAGAACGCGACATACAGCAACCTGGACGGGCTGCGGCGCTTGTTCTGGCAGGATACAATGGTGCCAGAGACCAGGCTGTTCGAGATAGACTACAAGTACTTTCTGCGGGACAGAGACGGGCGCGACTGGGCCGAGTTTGACTTTTCAGACGTGCCCGCACTCAAGCAAGACATTGGCGCTCTTACCGAGGCGGCGGAGCGGATGTGGAATATGTCCACCCCCGCCAGCATAGCCTACGCAACGGTCGGCCTGCCCGTGCCGCGCTATGAGGGCGACGAGATCAGCTATGTGTCGATGGGTCTCTACCCGGCTGGTGGCGAGATGCCAGCCCTGAGCAATGTGACGGAGGCCGGTGCCGCTAGCGCGACCGACGAGCCACGCAAGATGCTGGGGATTGGTGACAGTAAAAAAAAAAGACCAGAGCACTACCTGACCCAGCGCGAGAAGGTTGACGTCGGCAAACGGATCAATGAGATCGCACATAGCTGGGAGCGACGGTTTGAAACAGAGACAAGGCGACAATTTGGCCTGGACAAACGGGGATTGCTTGTACTTTTACACGATGCACAGAAGGCGGCGTTGCACAACAAGTCAAGCGTGGCATGGCGGCTGCTTGGCGCAAACTGGGAGCAGTTGCTGACTGAGGCTGGCCCCCGCTGGCGTGAGGCGTTCTTGCCATTACTAGAGGGCATTATCATCGAGCAAGCCACACAGCTCAATACCACCTACGGGATGCAATTCGACGTACACAACCTGTTTGCCGAGGCGTGGTATGATGACTATGAGCTCAAATTCGCCCAGGAGATCATGGACACGACCAAAAGGGACATGGCCGTGCTCCTGCAGGACGGGATGAATGAGGGCTGGTCAATCCCGACGACGCAGAAGCATATCAGTACGCTGTTCACGCAATATATGGCTGGCGGCTTGACTGGCGACGACTTCGACTGGTTCAGTTCCAGGATGCCGTCGTATCGCACAGAGATGATCGCCAGAACAGAGACAATGCGGGCCAGTAATGCAGGCAACGCAGCACTCTATCAGGACTGGGGTGTGGAGATGCAGGAGTGGCTGGCGACGAATGACGGCAGGACACGGGACGCACACATTGACGCCAACGGTCAACGGGTGGCAGTCGGCGAGGCATTCAACGTCGGGGGCGAGGCGCTGATGTTCCCTGGGGATCCGGCAGGCAGTCCTGAGAACACGATAAACTGCCGCTGCACCACCGTGCCGTACAACCCGATGTGGGAGCTGCTCGACGAGGAGGGCGTGCAGCAGGCGCCGGAGATTGTGAGGCAGAGGGCGGGTCGCGGGCTTGATTACTCGCCGA